ATAGATATTGTTCAGACGATACAACAATAGAGTTTGGCGATAATGGTGGTGGTACTGACGCGTGCAACCAAGATGACCCTGCATCAACTCCTCTTGAATGCGGCTGGGTAGAGTGTCCAGAAGGCGGCTTTGCTCCCACTACAGAAGAGTGCGGCACTGAAACTGGAGTAGTTCCAACTCCTTCTGCTGGCGGCAGCGGTGGTGGAGGCGGCGGCGGGGGAGGCGGTGGTGGCGGTTTTGAAGGCGAAGTACGAGGACTTAGCTATCAACCACAACCTGTTCCGGGTTTGTTATCGGGCGCTCCTGTAGACGCTATGGGAGAGATTAATCAATTTATTTCTAAACAGTTACAAAAACGAGGCAGGATGTTGACATGAGTAAAACTTGGTGGAGGCATAGGAATGTCTATTCAATTTGTTCCCGGTGAGGGGTGGGTAACGGACGAGGGTATTAATGTCTCCGCTGGTAGCTCTGACATTGCTCGGTTACAGGAGCAGAGAGCAAAGAAAGATGCCGCCAGAAGAGGGATGCTTGGTCAGACTAAGCAGTATGCCGAGCAAGACAATCTTGGTTGGTTGAAAAACAACATTGGTGATAGCTGGTGGTGGTCAGTTGGTCGCCTGCCCGATCTAGCTGAAGACAGTCAAGGGTTTTGGAAGGAGTTTGGCGGCAGAAGTGATGACGCCTATGCGCGTAATGCTGAGATTGTTAATCGCTACAAGGCACTGCGAGAGTCAGGCATGACTGCTCAAGACATTCAGCAGGCTATCTTTGGCAATGCAAATTTGTCTCCAAGATTTGAAAGAGATAGCGGGACTGTAAACAACGGTGAAAATAATAGTGGTGTTGCTGAAGGTGAACGAACTCCTATAGGCGATAATAGCTCTTCAGGGCTTGGGTTGTTTAATTCTGGGTCGGGTTTTACAGGTAGTGTATCTGGTTTAGGCTACACTCCTCAACAGATGATGCCAGTGGCGCAAGCACCTAAAATTGATTATGCAAAGATGCTTAACCAAGCTCTTGCTCAAAGTATGTTTAGGGGCATGATATGACATATTTAGAACTTGTAAACAATGTTCTTAGGCGAATGCGAGAGGACGAAGTTTCTAGTGTTCAAAATAACACTTACAGCAAGATGGTTGGCGATTTTGTAAATGACGCTAAAACCATGGTTGAACAGTCTTGGGATTGGTCTGCATTACGCACAACCTTAACTGTGGAGACTACCGCTGGCATTTTTAACTACGCCATGACTGGAGCAGGCAATGAGTTTAAAGTTCTAAACGCTTACAACGATACAGACAACGTTGACTTGCAGTACCAAACTCCATTGTGGTTTGACCAAAAGTACATGAAAGAAGAGCCGCAGTCTGGATCTCCTCAGTACTACACATTTAACGGAGTTAATTCAGCTGGAGATACACAGGTTGAGGTTTATCCTAAGCCTAGCACTAGCGGTGTGTACTTGCGGTTTAACGTAGTTAATAGGGGAGAAATTACAGACTCTGTTGGCGCTGTTGTCAGGCCAAAACTTTTAGTTAATAACACAGATCCATTAATTATTCCTAGCCTTCCGGTAATTCATCTTGCAGTTGCTTTACTAGCAAGGGAGCGAGGAGAAACAGGCGGTACTTCAGCACCGGAATACTTCCAGATTGCTGACAGATACTTGTCTGACGCAATTGCTATGGATGCACAGAAGCACCCAGAAGAAACTATTTGGTACACTCCTTAAGGAGACTAGTGCATGGCACAGCCACTACAAAGTATTAATCTAGTTGCTCCGGGTTTTAAAGGAGTCAACACAGAAGATTCTCCTATCGGTCAGGATACTTCTTATGCTGACGTTGCGGATAACGCTGTTATTGACAAGCGTGGACGTATTGCGTCACGTAAAGGTGTTGCGTTAGAGACAACCACTAACACGGCTTTAGACACTGACTACATTCATCGTATCCATTATTTTTACGATGATGCAGGAAACACAGAAGTTTTCAGCACAGGTAATAATAAGATCTTTAGTGGTACTACTACACTAACAGATATTAGCACTGCTGTTGGTGCGATTATTACAGGGAACGATTGGAAAATTGTTAATTTTAATGACAAGGCGTATTTTTTCCAGCGTAACCACCAGCCGCTTGTGTACGACAACACTACAGGCTTGGCTACGTTTACGTCTAATACAAACCTTTACTGTAACGAGGCTGTAGCAGCTTACGGTAGACTTTGGGTTGTAGACACAGGAACAAATACGCAAACAATCTACTGGTCTGACTTGTTAATTGGCACAGACTTTACAGGTGGGTCTAGTGGCTCGATTGATGTGTCAAAGGCGTGGCCTGATGGGTACGACGAAGTTGTAGCGTTAGCCGCTCATAATAATTCTCTAATTATTTTTGGAAACCACAGCATTTTGATTTATGGTGGGGCGTTCAGCCCAGCTACGATGGCTTTGGTTGACACTATAGCTGGAGTTGGCTGTGTTGACAGAAACTCTGTGCAATCAATTGGTACAGATGTTCTGTTTGTTTCTCAGTCAGGTTTGAGAAGTCTGGGTAGAACTATTACTGAAAAGTCTATGCCTATTTCAGACTTGAGTATAAACGTAAAAACAGAACTAATTGCGGAAATTGAAACTAAGACCACTCCGGTTGCTACAACGTACAGCCCTGAGAACTCTTTTTACTTGCTTACGTTTCCTGCAACAAGCACAACATATTGTTTTGATCTTAAGGGACGCTTGGAAAACGGAGGCTTTAGAGTTACTAGATGGACTTCAGCACCTTTTAAATCTTTTGAAAGAAAGACAGACGGTACGCTGCTAGTAGGAACTGCGGATGGTATTGGTTCTTACGAAGGTTACGTCGATCAAGTATTAGACGGCGGTGTTATTTCAGACAATACTTACAGATTTAGATACTACAGCCCCGGCTTAACCTTTGGAGATCCTTCTAAGGTTAAGATCCTAAAGAAACTAAGACCTACACTGGTAGGTGCTAACTCTTCCACAGTAACATTGTATTGGGACTATGACTTTAACAACAACTATTCTAATGCTTCTTTTACTGTAGGCAATCAGACTCCTTACTATTTTAACACAACGGGTTCTGAGTATACTGTAGCAGAATTTACTGGTGCAGTGACAACATCTAGACCACCAATCAACGCAACAGGTAACGGATCTGTTATTACTATTGGTTTAGAAACAGAAATAAACGGAGTGGCTTTATCGCTACAAGAACTAAACGTACTAGCATTAATAGGTAAAACATTATGACAAACTATGCTTACCCTAGTGCCGTAAACTTTGAAGATAAAGACTCTTTGCCTTCTGGTTCGGCAGCAAAGATTATTCAAGGATCAGAGTTTCACGACGAGTTTGTTCTTATAGCAGCAGCCAGTGCAACTAAGGCAGACAAGGACTCACCTACGTTTACTACAGGCGTTACTATTAGCGGATCACTAACCCTGAACGGTAATCTAACTATGTCTGGAACCCTGTCTACAGGAACAATAGACGGAGGTACTTACTAATGGAAGAACTTTTAGGTCTTTTAGGACTTGCTGGGGGCGGTGCTTTAACTGGCTCTGCTTATAACAGACTAGGAGATATTGGAGAGCAGGCTCAAGCTCAAGCTACTGAGTTAGCTAGTCAGATAATGCCTATGTCTCAGTTCCGTCCGTTTACTGTAACATCAGCAACGGGTGGTCAGTTTGGCGTTACTCCTGAACTAGATGCACAAGGAAATGTCATAGGTACTCAGGCTACTCTGGGTATTTCTCCTGAAGAGCAAGCACTGCAAGGAATGTTAATAGGTCAATCCCAGCAGTTCTTAGGGCAGTCTGCTCTTCCTACGGGACAACGAGAAGCAGATGTGTACGGGCGTATCCGCGCTGTACAATCTCCTGAAGAACAACGTCAGCGTCTAGCACTTGAAGAGCGGTTAGCCCAACAGGGACGCCTTGGTGTGCGTACTGGTATGTTTGGCGGTACTCCTGAAGCGTTTGCTATGGAGAAAGCACAGGCAGAAGCACGTAACCAAGCCTCTTTGATGGCTATGCAACAGGCACAGGCTGAACAGGCACAGGCACAGCAGATGGGTCTAGCGGCTCTGGGTGGTGCTTATGTACCGCAAGCACAGATGCTTAATGTACAGCAGGCTTCTCAGTTGTATCCGCAGATGCAACAGCAAGCTCAGTTGTTTGGTGCTGGTCAGTTTGGTGAAACTATGATGACAGGCATTGAGGCTCAGTTGATTGCAGAGCAGGCACGGGCTAACTTGCTTGGTGGTCTTGGTACAGGATTGCTTGGTGGTTTATTTAGCCCTGTAGGATCAGCAGAATCTGGATTTAGTCTTCCAATTATCGATCTTTTTACGTAGGAATATAACAATGACTAGATTTTCACAAACGTTTTTACAAGGGCTACTCCAGCCTACGTATCAGCAAGGGCTGTTTGAGGCTGCTC